ATACAGTATACCACGATACATTATATAAAAATGCCGGTAATCTCCCTCTAACATTACATAAAAATGCTATTGGTTCTGAAGATGGTAAAGACTTAGAATTAGAATGGAGTTGTCATACTGAAAATGTAAAAACAATTTGCTTTGATACTATTATTAAAGAAAATAATTTAACCCATATTGATTATTTTAAAATAGATTGTGAAGGTGGGGAATATTTCATTTTTACTGAAAAGTATATAGATTGGATTAAAGATAACGTAAAATATGTTGTTGGTGAATTCCATCTTAATAATCTCGAAATGAGAGAATCTTTTAGGAAAATGTATAAATTATTAAAGTCAAAAGGCTTTAATTTTACACTTGAATCTGTAGATGGGACTTCAATTACCCATCTTTTAGAAAATGATCTTGAAGGTCAAACAGAATATTTTCAACAAGTAGTATTATATATAGATAATAGACAAGTAAAAAAAATATTATATATAGCTCCTCATCTTTCAACCGGAGGATTACCCCAATATTTAACTAAAAAAATTGAATTACTAAAAGACAAATATGAAATTCATTTAGTTGAATGGACGGATGTAACTGGTGGTGTATTAGTAGTTACAAAAAATAAAATAAAAGCATTACTCCCCGATAATCGTTTTTATACTTTAGGTGAGAATAAAGAAGAAATTATATCTTTAATTAATACTATTAAACCTGATATAATTCATTTAGAAGAAATTCCTGAATTAGCTCATTTCCCTAGAGAAATAATGGAGCAAATATATACTCAAGATCGCCAATATAAAATTGTAGAAACATCCCATGATTCTTCATTTAACACAGATAACAAACAATTCTTCCCAGACAAATTTATGTTTGTATCTCAATGGCAAATTGATCAATATAAAGATATAGACATACCTAAAATATTAGTTGAATATCCTATTGAATATCAAACACGCCCTGATAGAACTAAAGCATTACAAAAATTAGGTTTAAATCCTTCTAAAAAACATGTTTTACATATTGGATTATTTACATCCCGTAAAAATCAAGCTGAATTCTTTGAATATGCTAAAATGTTACCTGATGTTGAATTTCATAGTGTAGGTAATCAAGCTGAAAATTTTAAATGGTATTGGGAACCATTAATGAAGAACAAACCAGATAATTTAACTTGGTGGAATGAACGTACCGATGTAGATAGTTTTTATAAATCAATGGATTTATTTTTATTTACATCTCGTGGTAATAATAATGATAAAGAAACAATGCCTTTAGTAATACGTGAAGCATTGTCATATCAAATTCCACAATTATTATATAATTTAGAAGTATACCAAAATTATTTTGATTCATACGATAGTGTTAATTACTTAACATTTGATGACTTAGAAGAAAATAAAAATTTAATATTAGAATCCTTAGGTGAGGAAACAACTATTACCCCTAAAAATGAGGTATTTGTAATATCTACATACCCTAATTCTGAGAGTGTAATTAATACAACTAAAAAATGTATTGAATCAGTTAAATCTACAGGTAGAAAAGTAATATTAACTTCACATATACCAATACCGGAGGAATTATCTAAATTAGCTGATTATTCGATTAATGATAATAATAATATTTTAACTAAACATTCATATTACTCTAATTATTTTAATTCATTACCAAAGGCTGATATTCAAGTAAATTTAAGAGGTAACGATAATGATATATATCATGGTCCTAGCTGTTACTCTAATTACCATAATGGGGCTGCTTTAGCTAATAATTTAGGGTTTAAAAAATTATATTTCTTAAATTATGATTATATATTAACCAATTCAGAAGGTATAAATGAAATATCTAGTATTTTAAATAAAAACAATGCTTATTTAGGTAAGTATAAAGCATCTGAAGGAGATACTGTATACACTTACTTTTTAGGAATCAACTCAGATTTTTATTTAAATAACATCCCAAAAATAATAAATGCAGATGATTATGAATCATTACGACATAAATGGGGTAGTGAATCTAACGGATATGAAAACATGATGTATCATGCTTTTAAAAATTTATCAAATATATATTATGAAGATAAAGTTAAATTTAACGATTTAGTAAATAATTCATTTATCCATGAAGATTTTTCAAGAGTAGAATATTATACAATTCTTCCTACTAATAAGGAAAACATGATATCCCCTTTTATTAGAATATCTAATGCAAAAGAAAGTAAAACAATTAGAATATCATCACACATTGATGGAAATGAAAATCATATAGATACAATTAAAGTCAATCAAAAGATAGATTATTATAAACTTATTCCTTATGTTAAAGGTAGTAAAATTAAATTTACTATAACTGATAAAAGAGGATTAGTTGAAGAAAAAATATTATCAACAGATAATTTAACAAATAATGGCCAATTAACAATCAAATGAAAATAGCCCAAATAAACCCAGGCTGTGGCATACCAATTCCTCCCCCATCGTGGGGAGCTATTGAAAAAATTGTATGGGAATTTATATGTAATCTTAAGGAATTAGGACATGAAGTTGATTTAAAATGGTCAAAAGAAGTACAACCTGGGGATTATGATATAGTAATGGTACACGTAGCTAATTTAGCATTAGAATTAGCAGATAGAGGTGTACCTTATGTATTTCAACATCATGATCATCATGCTTATCATTATGGTAAAGATTCTGCTGTATATAAACAAAATTTAGAAGCAATGGAACGTTCAGTAATATCATTAGTTCCTGCTCGTTATTTAGTTGATTATTTTGAAACGGATAAAGTAATGTATTTTTCCCATGGTGTAAATACAAATGATTTTTATCCTAATAATAATCCTATTACTTTAAACCCAATAAACCATAAATTATTAATGTTAGCAAATAATGGTTTAGGTGGTTATGGTGCTCACGATAGAAAAGGATTTACACTTGGTATTCAAACAGCAATGTCTCGTAATCTACCAATTACAATTGCAGGTCCCAAAAATAATGAAAATTGGTTTAATGACAATCCTTGGGCTTATGGATATGATAAATTAAATGTTGTTTGGGAACCATCTAATAAAGAACTTAGAGATTTATATACATCACATACTATATTTCTTCATCCTTCAGACTTGGAGGCTGGACATCCTAATCTTACATTGGTAGAAGCAGCAGCCTGTGGATTACCTATTTTAGGATGGATTGAAATGGAAACTGATTTTCATGGATTGTGGAGAACTCCACGTAATTTAGGAGAAATGTTAAGAGGATTAGATACAATTATAAACGAATACCCAGATTATCGTTCACGTTCATTAAATACAGCTAATGAATTATCATGGTTAAATCGTTCTGAAAAGCTAGTAGAATTATTTAAAGAAATTATATGAAAGAAACCTTAATAAAAGAATACAATAATTTAAATCAATTAAATCTTCCATCTAAAAAAGTTATTAACACTTTTAACTTTAACTTTATAAAAGGTGCTTTTTTAGAGGTATCAGGTTCTAATAATATTAAATATAAAGTTAATTTCATCAACCACAAAACAGGTAAGATTTTATATACTTGTGATGTTAACAATAATATGTGGACTAGAGCAAATATTGAATATTTTGTTAAATGGAGGATTGAAGTAATTAATAAAGAAACAAATGAAATAGATTTCCAATATCTTTATGACAATACAGATAAACGTGTTTATATACATTTAGACTCATCAGCAATTGGTGATACATTAGCTTGGTTTCCTTATGTTGAAGAATTTAGAAAAAAACATAATTGTAAGGTAATTTGTTCTACATTCCATAATGAATGGTTTAAAGACAAATACCCAGAAATAGAATTTTCAAAACCTGGTATAGAAGTAAAAGACATATATGCTATGTATAGTATTGGGTGGCATTATGATGAAGATAGAAAACCAAACTTAAATAAAATTCCAATTGAATTTAAAAAACACCCTCTAGGACAATCTGCATCTTCTATTTTAGGATTAAATTACACAGAAGTAAAACCTGAAGTTGTAATACCTAATAAAGGACAACAAATTGATGGAAAATATGTTTGTATAGCACCACACGCTTCGGCACATGCTAAGTATTGGAACCACTCAGGAGGTTGGCAAAATATAATTAATTACTTGAAAGACCAAGGTTATAAAGTAGTAATGATTACCCACGAGCGTTTAGGTGATGAATGGCATGATTCTAAATTAGGAGGGACATTAACTGGTGTTATCGATAAAACGGGAGATTACCCAATTGGGGATAGAATGGTAGATTTAAAATATGCTTCTGGATTTATAGGATTAGGTAGTGGATTAAGCTGGTTATCATGGGCTGTAGGAACACCAACAGTACTTATTTCAGGATTTAGCGAACCATATAGTGAATTCCTAGATTGTGAACGCGTATTTAATTACGATGAAGATGTATGTACTGGTTGTTTTAACAAAGAATGGTTAGACCCAGGTGATTGGGAATGGTGTCCTAATCATAAAGGCACCCCCCGTCAATTCGAATGTACAAAAACAATAAAACCTTCTCGAGTAATACAATCAATAAACAAAATTCTTAATATTTACAAATAAAATATCATATTTATCATGGACAAACAATTTTTAACACCCGAAGAATTAAAACAAATCAAAGATTTGAATACTTCACGAAATGAATTAGTAAACCAATTTGGTATTCTAGAATTTGATTCACAAACTTTAGAACTTCAAAAAGAAAAACTAATTGATACGTTGCAAAAGATTAATAAAACCTCCGAAGACGTAGGAGTTAATTTACAAAAGAAATATGGGGACGGAAACGTAAACATAGAAACAGGTGAATTTGTAAAAAATTGATTTTGAGGTTTTTTAACATATTTATAACAAAACATAAATTCTACACAAAATGGCAGAAACATTAATATCTCCCGGAGTATTAGCAAGAGAAAACGATCAATCGTTCATTGCCCAAGGTCCTATAACCGTTGGTGCAGCTATCATCGGACCCACAGTAAAAGGTCCTGTTGAAATTCCAACAGTAGTTACTTCTTATAGTAGCTATGTAAACAGATTTGGAGCAATACAAGAAAGTGGTAGTGATACTTATACTTACTTTACTTCAATCGCAGCTTACAATTATTTCCTTAATGGTGGTGAATCATTACTAGTCGCTCGTACAGTCTCAGGTTCATATACCTCAGCAACTTCAACAGCTATTCAAAACAGTGTTGAAAGTGGTGTATTAAATTCAACTATTGCCTCTTCATCTTATGATGGTACAGCAAATGCTGATTATGATGCAGGAGTAGTAACCGCAGCCCCATCTGCTACTTCAACTTCAGGTACAGGAGCTACATTTTCTATAACATTTGCTGGAGGCGCTGGTGTTTCTTCACCAACTGCAATTGTAGTAACAGGAGCAGGAACCGGTTATGCCGTTGGTGATACATTTACATGGGCAGCTGCCGATTTAAATACAGCCATTGGTAGTGGAACAGGTACCGGAGATTTAGTTATTACACTAGCAGATGCAGATATTATAAATAATATTTCATTTACTCTTAAAACTATTTCTGAAGGTGCTATTATGAATAGCTCAAGCTCATTAGATGCTTCAGGTTCATTAGCTTCAGGTTCTGCCGATAATGTTAGATTTACTATATCAAACGCTTCAACAGCAAATGGTACATTTGATTTATTAATCAGACAAGGAAATGATAATACAAATGATCAAACAATACTAGAAACTTGGACAGGTTTATCACTAGATCCAATGTCTGGTAATTTTATATCTTCTGTACTAGGTAATCAAGTTGAAACATATAATTCAGTAACTAATCAAATCCAAGTAACTGGTAATTATTTTAACAAATCAAGATATGTAATAGTATCATCAGTTAATCAACCTACACCAAATTATTTTGATAATAACGGAATTGCAAAACCAGAGTTTGCTACTTATCTCCCATTAAATGCAAGTGGTTCATTTACAGGTGCTGTAGGTGATGTAAAAGCAGGAGCTAATTTTTATGATAATATAAATATAAGTAATACACAAGGTTTACAAGGTGGAAATTATGATAACATGATTAGCTTATTAGCTAACCAAGATGATTATAAATTTAATATCTTAATGACTCCTGGTTTATATAATCAAGATTATGATACTCAATGTACTCAATTACTTAACAATACTCAAGGTAGAGGTGATAGTTTATTAGTATTAGATTTAGTAGCATATAATAAACAAATTGCAGATGCAACTGGACAAGCTTCATCGCGTAATAGTTCGTATGCCGCTTCATATTGGCCATGGGTTATGGTAATTGATCCTGACACGGGTAAAAACGTTTGGGTACCGGCATCTACGGTAATGGCAGGTGTGTTCTCATATAACGATTCTGTATCAGAACCATGGTTTGCACCAGCAGGTATAAACAGAGGTGGTTTAGGTCAAGTTATTAGAGCTGAGCAAAAATTAACACAAGCTAATAGAGATACTTTATACACAGGAAAAGTAAATCCAATAGCAACATTCCCAGGAACAGGAACAGTAGTATATGGACAAAAAACACTACAAACTAGAGCAAGTGCTTTAGATAGAGTAAATGTTCGTAGATTATTGATTCAACTTAAATCTTACATTTCACAAGTAGGTCAAACATTAGTATTTGAACAAAATACAATTGCTACTAGAAACGCATTTTTAAGTCAAGTAAATCCTTACTTAGAATCAGTTCAACAGAGACAAGGTTTATATGCATTTAAAGTAATCATGGATGATTCAAATAACACACCAGATGTTATTGACAGAAACCAAATGATCGGCCAGATTTATATCCAGCCTACTAAAACTGCTGAATTTATTTACCTAGATTTCAACATTTTACCAACAGGAGCAACTTTCCCAGCGTAAAAATAAAATAATCAAATATTTATAATAAAGCAATAAATAAACAATAAAATGGCAGTATTAGATCCCAACGAAATATTTTTCACAGCGTTTGAACCAAAACAATCCAATCGCTTCATTATGTACATTGATGGTATACCATCGTATGAAGTAAAAGGAGTAGGAGCAGTAAACGTAGCACAATCTTCAGTAGCTCTTAATCATATAAACGTTCAACGTTTTGTTAAAGGTAAAACTACTTGGGGACCAATTTCATTTACACTATTCGATCCAATTACTCCTTCAGGTGCTCAAGCAGCTATAGAGTGGCTTCGTTTACACCATGAATCAGTAACTGGTAGAGATGGTTATAGTGATTTCTATAAGAAAGACTTAACATTTAACGTATTAGGTCCTGTAGGTGACATCGTTTCCGAATGGATTATCAAAGGTGCAATGATTACTTCAATTAACTGGGGTGATTATAACTGGGATGATGACGGAACAGCGGTTAACATTACAATGGAAGTACAACCAGATTACTGTATCTTGAATTTCTAAGAAAAATTCATCAAATATTTTAAAGGAGAGCTTGGCTATGTCAAGCTCTCTTTTTATGTTCATATGTATAATCACAATAAGTTATTAATAAATAAAAATTATGAGCGAATTTAAGTTCCCTACAGAAGAAGTAGATTTACCGTCTAAAGGTTTAATCTATCCAAAAGACAATCCATTATCGAGCGGTAAAATAGAAGTAAAATATATGACTGCTAAGGAAGAAGATATTCTTTCTAACCAATCATACATTCAAAAAGGTACTGTTTTAGACAAGTTATTAGATTCTGTAATTGTTTCTAAAGATGTAGATCATAGAGATTTAATTGTAGGAGATAAAAATGCATTGTTAATTGCTACACGTATTTTAGGATATGGTAAAGATTACACTTTTGAAAGAAATGGAGAAAAATACACTGTAGATTTAAATTCATTTGAAAATAATGATTTTGATGAAGATAAAATGATTAATGGAAAAAACGAATTTTCTTTTACTCTACCATTCTCAAGCATCCCTATCACTTATAAATTATTAACAGGGAGAGATGAAAAAAAGATTGAAGCCGAAGTAAAAGGTATTCAAAGAATAAGCAAAGATTCGAATCCAGAACTATCTACGAGATTAAAATTTATGATATTATCCGTTGATGGTGAAACAGAAAACAAAACCATTAGAGAATTTGTAGATAATAGATTCCTAGCTAGAGACTCTAGAGCTTTTAGAGATGAAATTAGATATACTCAACCAGATATAGATCTAAGACACACTTTAGATACAGGAGAGGAGGTAACAGTCCCTATTGGACTAACCTTTTTTTGGCCTGACCTCTAATTTAGCACCAGAGTTTAGAAAAGGTTTATTTTCACAAATACATCAAATTATATTTCATGGAAAGGGTGGATATGATTTTAATACTATTTATAATATGCCTCTTTGGCTTAGAAAATATATCTTTTCAGAAATTCAAAAATTTTATAAAGACGAAAAACAATCATTTGAAAACTCTCAAAATGGAAACAAAGGGAATAAAACTTTAGTATCCCCCGATGGTAAAGTAAACAAACCAGACTTTACTCAAGCATCAAAGCCATACAAAGGTAAAACAAGTTATAAGTAGCAATATTTATAATAAATATTATTATATATAGATGGCAGATAATTCTAAAGATATTGAGGCAAGAATAAAGGCACTTACAGCGAGTAATAAACTTTCTAAAGAAGCTGCTGACTATTATAAAAAAACAGCAGATGCTATATCTAATACCGGAGGTTCACTAGCTGAGTGGCAAAGACTACAAAAGAGTGTTAATGATGAATTAGATAAAACTTCCGAAACATTAAATTACATATCTCAAGCTTTTGCAGATTCTGTTGATGAATTATCAAAAGGAGATACAGCTATTAAAAGGCAAAGAGCATCTTTAAGTAAGATGGTAGACATATCAAGAGATTTATTGGCAATAAGATCTGGAGAAAAAGAATTTACAAGTAAAACGTTAAAGAATTTACAATCAAAAACAAAAACAGAAAAGGATAATTTAGAAATAGCAAGAGATTTATTAAAAAAACAAGGTGAAAGTACTAAAGCAATAGAATCTCAAATTAATGATGCTAATCGATTATTATCTTCATATCAAGATATTGAAGACGTTAATAATAAAACAAATAAACAATTTGGAATTACTTCTGGTTTAATAAAAGGAATAGGATCAGTTTTAAAGAAAGCAGGGCTTGGGGATCTATCAACGTCAATAAATGATGCTTCAATGGAAACCTCAATGTTGGCTCAAAAAGCAGCTCAATTAAAAAAACCATTTAATGCAAACGTACAATTTGCAAAATCATTATATTCAAATATATCTAGTTCTGTTACCCCATTAAAAATATTTGAAGTTACTATAGGTCTAATTGTAAAAGCATTTACAGGTTTAGATAAATTAACAGGAGATACGGCTAAAAATTTAGGAATTAGTTATAAACAAAGTCAATCCTTAAATAAAGAATTTACAGCTTTAGCAGGTTCTACCGAAAACATTTTTATGACTACTAAGAATCTTAATGAATCTTTTGGTCAATTATCTGATCGTTTTTCTGTAACAGAAGGGTTTAGTAATGAGATGTTAAGTAGTCAATTAGAATTAACTAAACAAGCAGGTTACCAAGTTGAATCAGCTAATGAAATTGCTAAATTATCATTATTAACTGGAGATTCACAAAAAGATATAGCTGCTAATGCTTTAGGTACAGCAGTACAATTTAATGCCCAAAATAAATTAGCACTTAATGAGAAAAAACTTTTAGAAGGTATATCAAAAACATCTTCTGCTATTCAACTAAGTTTAGGTAATTCAACTAAAGAATTAATAATGGCTTCTGCAACTGCAAAAAAGTATGGGTTAGAATTATCTAAAGTAGATGATATTGCCGGAAGTTTACTTGATTTTGAATCATCTATCAGTGCAGAAATGGAGGCTGAATTACTTACAGGTAAAGAATTAAATTTAGAAAAAGCAAGAACAGCCGCTTTAAATAATGAGTTTGCTACTGTAGCCGAAGAAATAGCAAAACAAGTAGGAAATACTGCTGGATTTACTAGAATGAATAGAATACAGCAGGAAGCATTAGCTAAATCTGTTGGTATGACTAGAGAAGATCTAGCAAAATCATTACAAGATAGAGAAGTATTAGCAAAATTAGGTACTAATGCTACTACAGCTGAAGAAGCTTATAATAAACTCTTAAAAGAGGGCCTTAGTCAAGAGGAAATTGCTAAAAAATTAGGAGATGATAAATTATTTGCTCAATTACAAGCAAATAGTACTCAAGAAAAATTTAATCAATCACTAGAAAAAGCACAAGAAATATTTGTTAATATAGCATCAATACTTTCTCCAATTATAACAGCTATTGGTGCTGGTGTTGCTTATATGGCAAATATGGGTACTGGGGCAAAACTTCTTTTAGGAACATTAGTAGCAATAAAGGCCGTTATGATTGCTAGTAATGCTTTACGAAGCTATGCGGCCGCAATAGAAGCAAAGCAAACAGCTGAAAAAGTAGTACAACTTGGTTTAGGGCAATCAATCCTAACTATTTTGGGTTTACAAAACATACAGAAAAAATTTAGTAATTTAACAGAGCAAATAGGTACTAGACTTAAAGGAATTAGCCTTGCTATAGAAAATTTAAAATTAGGATCTATTATTGCCCAAGGAGTTGGTATTGTTAAAAATATAGCTAAGGATACTGTATTATTAGGAATAAAAGTAGCCCAGGCTGCAGCATCCTTATTAGGAGTATCAGCAGCAACTTTAGGTGTAGGAACCGTAATTGCATTAGCAGCAGCTGCAGCCGGTATAGCATACTTAAATTCTGTAACAACAGCTGATGATATGGTATCACCCTCAGGATATGGGGATAGAATATTATCAACACCTAAAGGTTCAATAGCACTTAATGATAAAGATACTTTAGTAGCAGGAACTAATTTAGGACAAGGAGGAGGAGGTACTGATATGAGTACAACTAATGCTTTACTAGAACAATTAATATCATTAGTTAGAACAGAAGGAACGGTTTATTTAGATGCCACTAAAGTAGGAACAGCAATGTCTCTATCTAATTATAAAATGCAATAGAATTAATATTTATAACAAAATAAAATTATGTCATTACTCGATTTACTAAAAAAAGGCTCAATACTAACAGATGCTAATGGTGGTGAACCAACTAAAATGGATTTAAGCTCACAAGAAGAGAAAATTCTTAAAGATTCACAATTAGACTTAAATGGTAAAACTCCAAATACTATGGATTTATCATCTAAATATGAAACTGATTTACGTCTTTCACAACTAGATTCATCTGAAAATCCTCCAAAAAAGTATTTAGATAATCTACCTAGATAATGCCTTTAATAGATTTAAAGACAGATCTTAAATCCCTAAGATATGGGAATGATACCCTCGGAGGAGGGGATAGTGGCCAACCCTATATTCAAAAAGAAATCCCTGATAGTTTTAATAATTTAGGGTCACGTGAGGATTTCCTCCTTAGAGGAGGAGTAAACGCAGCTACCGATTCGGTTACCGATATAAGTAGATTGTCTCAAATGTTTTTTGATTTAAAATCACCAAATGGTATTTTCTTCATAGCAAAACAAGAACTATTATCTAGAACATCAGTACGTACACAAACTAGTAGTGGAGGTTTAAATGATGGTGTTTATACCCCTTTAAGCACATTAGCTCAAGCAGGCGTTAATGCTTTTGGAGGTCATTTAAATAAACAGGGATTAGATCCATTTACTAAAACAGGTGCATATTCTAATAATAATAAGCTATATGGGGTTAAAGTTAAATCTGATCAAGATTTAAATGATAACAGATTATGGAGGATAAAAAAAGCTATTGACAATAACCTTCAATCTGTATTACCTGGTACGGGGATGCTTTTAAATACACTTAATGGTACTAATGTTTTATCTTATAATGGAGGTCCTGATGCTGTTTTAGGTATTGGTAATACTAATATTCGATTTGCATCAGCTGAACAAAGAACAGGTGAACAGAATAAATATTTTAGAAAAAATAAAAACTTCTTTTTTGGAACTAAACACACTGAATTATCCCGTACTGACTCATTACGAAAATATTATAACTTTTCAAAATCTGTTTCTGGAATATATGGGGATTTAACTAATAAATCAATTGAAAATTTATTTACTGAAGATGGGCAACGAGAAGGAACATTATTCTTTTCTGTCTATGATCCTTCAACAATCCCAGGTAATACATGGCCTGATCAAACAGATTTAGTATTTAATAATGGTAATGTTACATTAAGCCAGAAAGATATAAATAAGCAAGCAAATATATCAAGAGAAGGTAATAGCTTAGAGGTATACAACCCAGCAAAACAACAAGATTTTAGAAAAGAATTAAAAAATAAAAATGGCGATAAACTCCAAGGCATACCAAATTCAATTGTATCACAAGCTCCTTCATATTCCGAAGGTAATAGAAAAACAATAGACGGGGGAACTGGTAAAGGAAGAATAAATCAACTTACCCCAGGTAGAAAAGGAAACATATTGAGCTACACAGCTGGAAAAGATGCGGGGGCCTATGGTGCAATTGATAGAATAAATGCATTACCAATATATAGAAGTGATAAGGTAGCTGATAATGTAGGTAATGATTTAGTAAAATTTAGAATTGCAGTTATAAACAACGATAAACCTAGTTTTAAAACATTTATGCATTTTAGAGCATTATTAGGTGGTATGGGGGATACCTATACAAGTAATTGGAACTCAATACAATATCTAGGAAGAGGTGAAAGTTTTTACACTTACGGTAGTTTTAACAGAGCTATTTCATTATCTTGGACTGTAGTAGCTCAGTCAAAAGAAGAACTTATACCTATGTATAAAAAATTAAATTATTTAGCATCAACAATGGCACCGGATTATAGTCCAAATGGATATATGAGGGGTAATTTAATGCAGTTAACAGTTGGGGGTTATTTATATGAACAACAAGGATTTTTTACATCATTAAATTATAATATTCCTGATGATACAACTTGGGAAATAGGTATAAATGATGTTGGTGGTTTCGATAACACAGTTAAAGAAATGCCCCATAGAATTGAAGTAACAGCAGCATTCACCCCAATTCACAGTTTTATTCCAAGTAAGATGAAAATAGACAATGAAATGACTACTCCTGGAATGACAGATACTAACACATATGGAGATGAACGCTTTATAGCATTAAAGGCAGTTACCTCTAATTATGATGATTAATTTTTAAAAAATGAATAGATATAATAACATACCAAAAATTAGAACTAAAAAAGGAATGGCATATGTAACAACTCGTTACCCTGAAATACCTTTATCTAATAATGATATATATGTTTATACATCAAGGGAAGATAGGTTTGATGTTTTATCCCAACAATATTATAATGATAGTTCATTATGGTGGATTATATCAATAGCAAACCCTAAAATCCCCCAAAATTCATTATTAATCCCTGAAGGAATTCAAATAAGAATCCCAACCAATCCATCAGCAATAGTAAATCAATTTAAAAGAATAAACTCTTAATATGGGTAATATAATAGGAGAAGGTTTTAATTCCTTTATAAAGGAACAAGTAGAAAAACGTCAAGAAATATATGGTTCTAGAGATCGAGATCCTCAAATTAATACATTTTTAAACTCTAGAACTGGCTGGGTTCGAATGGGTTCTTCTGTAAATGTTTTAGTAGATCCTAGAAGTATAGGTCTTGTAGATTCTGAATTAGCTAAATCATATGTCCTTTTTAATGGTGTTTCCCAGTATACAAATAGTGAAACCCCAACCCAAAGATTAGGAATTACAAATACAGATACAATAAATAGTAACTCTGCTTATGGTATCGGTGGCACTGAACAAGGTATAGTCCCAATGCCTGGTATTACTGCAATGTCTACCAAAACAGAAACAAGAGGTTCACTTAAAACATCTACTGTAAGTATAAAATGTTATAATAAGATTCAATTTGATATTATTGATACTTTATATCTCCGTTTAGGTTTTACAATGTTATTAGAATGGGGTAATAGCTCTTATTATAA